CGCCAACACGCTGCCGGCGATCCCGCTCGCTCCGGACGGTGCGGCGATGTTCGCGACCACGGCCAACAGCGCCAACCGCTTCGGTGTGTCGAGCGGCAACTCGCTGACCCGCACGGGCGTCGCGTCGGTCACCGACCTGCAGACCGACTACTACCGCGCCATCAACCAGTTCATGCTGATGCAGGACGGCAAGGGCCAGCCGCTGTTCGCGCCGGAGACCATCGCAGCCGGCACGATCGTCGTCGCGCCTGCCAACCTCAGCCGCCTGTTCGAGCAGGCGTTCCTGCAGAAGTTGGTCCAGGGCTCCAGCGCCGGCGTCAGCAACCAGATCATCGACGCAGCGCGCAACGTCGACCTGATGATCACGCCGCGCCTGACGGGCAGCGACTGGTTCGTGTTCCTGAAGAACCCGCCGAAGAAGTCGACGTTCACCGTCACGCGTCAGGCGGTGGTCGAGCAGACCTCGTTCCAGGGCGACAACAACAGCGACCAGGTGCGCCAGTCGCTGCAGGAGTCGATCCAGTGGGACGCCCGCGTCGGCGCGGGCATCGCGCTGCCGTACGCCGCGATCAAGCTCAGCTGAGCGGCCTGACAAAGCACAAGGGCCGCCGCCTCTCGGGATGGGGCGGCGGCTCTTTTCCTATCCATCCCCATCACTGAACCAGAAAGTCCCTGGAGTGAAGCAATGAGCAGTCACGAGATCCCCCCGACCGAGCCCGTCACCACCATCGCGCGCACCGGCAAGAAGCCGAAGGCGGAGAAGCCGTCGCGCAAGAAGCTGGACGGCTCCGACTTCGCGGTCAACCTCGACCACCACAAGGCGGTGATGTCGCGGTCGTACTGGTACTGGATCGGCACCTTGCCGAGCTGTCCCACCGAAGGTGCGTACGCTGGCGGAGAGTGCTTCCCGAAGATGGAGGAGGTGGTGCTGAAGGACGGCGCCGGCGGCAGCCGTCGCGTCCCCGTCATCGGCGCGCTGGTGAAGTGGGACCAGGACCAGATCGAGTTGGTGCGCGAGCGACTGCAGCGGACGGTTGTTCGATTCACCGACGGCGGCAAGAAGTCGTCGGCCGAGGCGTCTGGCACCGTGTCCGACGCGATGGGCGACAACGGCCTCAACCTGCGCCGGAAGGGGTTCCTCATCACGATACCGACTGAGGCCGAGGTGCAGCAGCGCCGCGAGTCTGGGTCTCCGGTGATCCCCTACTCGCGCCAGGCCGGCGACGAGCCGCTGGCCCGGTACGTCTTCGCGCAGCTGTGCGAAGACCAGGAGCGCCCTGGCCGTGGCGAGTTCTACCCGCAGCCGTTGGAGGTCACTGGGCTGGAGTGGCCCAGCGACAACTGACTGACCAACTGAGGAGCACACATGTCCGGCACCCCTACCGAAGCAGAGATCCAGACGCAGTGGAAGAACGCGGTCAACATGCTGGAGTCGATCCGCAACTACGCGGACGGCACGCTGGCCAACGGTGGCGGGCTGCTGGACCTCGTCGAGCAGAACGTCGAGGGTGAGTACCTGCCCGTCTACCTGCCGCAGGTGACGCGGCAGGCGCGTGCGGCGTTCTCGTCGCTGCTCGACCCGCAGGTTGCGCGGTCGATCATGGAGCCCGTGCTCTACGAGTACGCGCCGCTTCTGTCCTCTGGCCTCGGCGCCAACTACAGCACGCCGCAGCAGCTGGCTCGCGCGCTGTACGAGTTCTACGTCGCGGGATCGAAGACGATCAAGTCGCGGACGATCACGTTCGGGTCGGCGTCGGCCGGCGGCAGCAACGTCGGCAACTACAGCGTCTCGCGCCTGACGGTGGACGAGAACAACTTTCCGCTGGAGGCCTGCACGGTGGAGACGAAGGTGCTGCGCTGCCGGCAGGACCGCAACACCGGCGTCGTGCAGCACGCGGAGGCGTTCGAGGTCTTGGGTGCGCCGCGCAGCCAGGACAACCTTCTGCGCGCCTCGTTCGGCTCCGGCGACACGCGCAACACGATCATCGCGATGCACGCTGGCAGCAGCACGGGCGGAAGTTTGCTGAACAACTCGACGTTCAGCTCCTACAGCGCGAGCTCGTCGCCGAAGTTCAGCAGCTGGACGGAGACGGCTGGCGGCGCGTCGCTGAGTCAGGACACGACCAACTTCTACCGCGGCGCGCCCGGCACGGCGACCGACGCCAGCCTGAAGATCACTGGCGGCGGCGGCACAGTGACGATCACGCAGACGCTGGATCAGATGCGGGTGCAGTCGCTGGACTTTACCCGCCCGTACCTGTTGCGGGTGATGCTGAACAAGACGATCGGAACGGCCAGTGGCGGCACGGTGACAATCACCTGCGGCAGCCAGTCGACGAACGTGACGATCGCGGCGCTCGGCTCCGGCTGGCAGGAGCTGCTGCTCCCGATCGGGCAGAACCTGTGGCCGAAGCGATTCAACCAGAACGGGTTCGCCGTCTCGATCAGCTGGGCGAGCAGCACGAGCGGATTCCTGCTGGTCGACGACGTGATCTTCGCGCCGTGGACGCTGGTGGACGGCACGTACTGGTCGGTGCGTCCGACCGGCACGACGGTGACCAACTGCTTGGTGGACGACCGCTACACGGTGACGGACACCGGCGGCGCGCCTGCGACCGCGAAGCTCCAGTACTACCTTTGGCTGTCCGGTCTCGGCTACCTGCCGAGCAGCGGAACGCCGACGATCGCAGACCCGTAACCAGAGTGGCACCATGACCGTCACCACATACGCCAGCCCAGGCCTGGATAGCCTCCGCAGCCAGAAGTACACGATGACGGCTGCGGCGGTCGGCGCGGCACAGAGCGCGGGCCTGTTCGTCTACGGACAGGCGTTCGCGGCGCAGGGCGAGAACGAGGTGTGGGACATTGGGGATCAGGTCCAGTGCGACTGGATCACAATCGGCGCTGACGAAGCTGTCGACGCGCGGATCAACCTGGTCGACGGCCCGATCTTCGAGGCATTGGTTTATCCGCGCGATGCGGGGGTGACGCAGACGATCGTCGACGGACAGCTGCGCCTCGTCGTGCCGAGCAATCGCCGGCTGCGCATCGAGATCAACGGCGACCGGCGCAGCCCGCTCCACTTGTTCGTCAGTCTGCCGCAGCCTGCGCTGCCGGGCGGCTCGGTCGCGTACACCACCGAAACCAGCGTTGCCGCTGGTGCGGCTCTGCACTTCCCGCCGGGAGTGCACATTGTCACTCCAGGCTTTGTGCTGGGCGACAACTGCACGGTGACGGTGCAGGGTGGCGCGGTCGTCATCTTCAACGACCCTGACGTGACGGGCACCGCAGCGAGCGCGACGGCTAGCTCGGTGACGGTCACCGGTACGCCGTGGACGGCTGGGGCGTTCAACGGCGCGGAAGTCCGCATCACTGGTGGCACGGGCAGTGGACAGGTCCGCACCATCACGACCAACACCAACAACACGCTCAACGTCACGCCGAACTGGACGACCAACCCAACGAGCGGCTCGACGTTCACCATCCTGGCGGCACGTCGTGCGGGCTTCGACATTTCGGCCCTGAATGCCAGCAACAACCTGAGCGGCGTCACAATCCAGGGTCATGGTGTCATCACCAGCCTTGCACAGCGAGCGAACGCCGAGCAGGTGCAGTCGTTTGCCAACTCGGTCAAGTACTGCCCGATCGCCACGGACACTGTCAGCACGTCGCCTGTCAACTGCCGCGTCATTGGACCAACGTTCGTGCGGTGGCCGTACTACTTCCAGTACGGGGGCGCGCACTACCTGCGGAACGTGCAGTGGCTCAACCCGTGGACCTACAACAGCGACGGATTCCAGCCGGGGCGCAAGAGCTTGTCCGACAACGTGGCTCTAGTCTGCGACTCGTTCTCCTTCTGCGCAGACGATGGCGTCAAGCTGTTTATGCCAAGTCACCGCATGACGATTCAGAACACGTTCATTGTCGCGGGGCGCGCCAACTGCTTCAAAGTCGGCTACTTCGGCAACAACGTAAACGACTCCAGCGGCGCGACCATCGTCGACTGCGACGCGATGAACCTTGGCGACGCAGACGCCAACACCAACGGCCCGCTCGTCTATCCAAATCGAGGCACCCAATGCATCGTGTCGTGTTTCGTGGACAAGCCGAACGCGCAGGCCGACCAAGGCTATTACAATATCACCGTCAAGGGCCTGCGCGTCTGGGGCCGCATGTACTCGCGCCTGTGGTGCTTCCAAAACGTGCAATATCCGTTCGTCGGCGTCCCCGCGCAGGACGCCGCCGGCCAGATCTTCGACGTGCTGTTCGATGACGTGGAGACCGAGGCGGTGCCTGAGCAGCCGTCGCTGATCCTGGGCCGCGACTCCATCAGCACGCCGCACGACCTGACGTTCTCCGAGGTCTACCTCGGAGGGACGAAGCTGACGAGAGGCAACTACGCCAGCTACGTCACGGTCAACTCGTTCCCGTACAACCTGACGTGGGACGACGCAGAGCCGATCGTGCAGCCGTCGGTCACTGCGAATGCCGAGCTGCTGTGGTCGGCCATTGAGCGGTCGTACGACAGCGACTCGCTAGTGAGCTTGACCAACATCAGGGACCGTTCGGCCACGACGATCAACACGACGGTCGGCTACGACGCGGCGCAGGGCGTTATCGACCTTTGGCCGACGTACGCGCAGCTGCCGTACGACCCGTCGGATCGCGTTCACGTCGAGACCGCCAAGCGCGCGGTGATCGCGCTGCTGTGGTCGCGCGGCGGAACGGCCACGAACGTCGCGAAGATCGAGTGGGGCGAGGTGTTCGGCTCTGACGGCATGCTGGCAGCGATGCGCAAGACGCAGTCCCGTGCACGCATCGTGCCGACAACCAACAGCGACCTCGTCGCAAGCCGCAGGGATCGAGACGGGGTGAAGAAACGCCCGTGGAGCGACCCAGACAGTCTGCCCACCAACTATCTGCCACTCGACAGGAGCTCGGCCACCGATGTCTGACACCGTCGATCCTGGCGACAAGGTCCGCCGCGTGCAGGCGAACCTGTCGAACCCGGACAAGATCCTGAAGCAGATCGGCGCGCTGATGGTTGCCGAAAGCCAAGAGGCGTTCGCGCAGCAGAAGTTTGCCGGCAAGCAATGGCAGCCGCGCAAGGTGCCGAACGTTTTCGCGCTGATTGCCGACTTCGCCGCCGGCAAGAAACCGCCGGCCAGGCGCTTCGAGGCTCGGCCGGCGCTGCGCGACACAGGCCGGCTTGCCGCCTCGATTGCGTTTCGCGTCGCCGGCAACGCCACGGAGGTCGGCACCAACCTCCCGTACGCCGCGACGCTGAACGACGGCGGCGAGACGCAGAGCGAGAAGATCACCGAGGCCGTGCAGCAGAACCTGTGGAAATGGCTGAAGGGTGCCGGAAAGCAGTGGCACAAGCAGCTCGGCTGGCTGCTGAACAAGCGGTTCCGTGACCAGCGGCTGACGGCGACGATTCGCCCCAGGCAGTTTGTCGGCTTGAGTGAGCAGACGATCGCCGACATCAACGAGACCATCGGCGCGGAGATCGCGCAGAACCTCACCTTGGGAGGCTGACCGGTGGTCTCCTCGAGCAGCGCCAAGATCGCCCGGGCGCCGGGCAGGATCGTCATCAACCCGACACTGGAGCCGAGCACCAACCCCTACCCGTTCGGCGGGAAGGAGGTCGGCAAGGTCAACCAAGTGCGCTTCGCGCGCACGTCGTCGCCGATTCCGATCTTCCACGAGGGCAGCGGCGAGGTTGGCGATGTCCTTGAGGGCCCGAACCGGTATGCATTCAGCTGCTTCTTGCGCGGCTGGGACGACGACGCGATCACGGCGCTCTTCAGCGGTCAGGTTTCTGTCGGTGCGGACACTGGCCACGCTGTGGCGCTGTTCCCGTCGTTGCTCAACCCAGGGAACTCGGCCTTGGCGCGAGGAGTCAAAATCCTGTACGTGCCCGACGACGTGCTGCATGTGCCGGCGCTGTTCGTCTACAACGCCGTGTCGAGTCTGCAGGAGGGTGCGGACCTGATGTGGAGCCGGACGACGGAGCTGGGTGTCCCGATGTCGTTCGAGTGCACGCGGGACGCCTATGGCCGTGTCGCGGCGATTGGCCGGCTCGGCGACCTTCGCCTGGTGCCCGCATGAACGAGATCGTCGACGTCCTGCAGCTGCTCGCCGTGCTGGCTTGCGCGGTTCTGGGGGCGCTGTGTCTTCGCCGGAGTCGCCGAGAGCCGGAGTCGGTCGACCTGGACAGCCCGCGGTACACGCGCTGGCTGCGCGCCGGCCGCCCGCA